AACCCAAAGGTAGGTTCGAGGAACCGTAAACAAAATTCTTTCTGCGCTTGTGAAGCTTCAGGCCTCATGTAACGCAGCATCTCTATCAAACTATACATCTAATTCTCCTTGTACATTTTTCCATGTGTTATCTTTTTGTAATTCCCAGACACCATGATGATCATCTAGCTCAGACTTAGCTACATCACAACCATCGTCAAGGGTACACATCACGGTACGGGGATACCACTCGTCACTCCAATCAGATAGGAAGTAATCGTCCATACCGTTGGGTGATACCCAGATGTCCTCAGACTCAATGTAGGTCACGTCATCTGCATCCCAATACTCATCATCATCATCACAGTGGAGGAAGGTATCACAGCTCGATACATAGTCACGAGACACCCTGAAGTTAGTCTGATAACCACTACGCATAACTCTATAGACTACTACACCATCATCCTCGTGGATGTCCTCCCCTGCATACTCACAGAAGAAGTGGACGTTGTAGTAGCAACACTCACAGTAATGCTCATCAGTATATTCTGAGTAGTAGTAGTCATCCTCGTCAAGCCCATCACCACAGCTAGTACAGGTTGTGTGATGACCGTTGAGTATACCACCATAGTCAGTGGCATTGATCTCACCACCATGTCTAACCACTAGGTGTGTACCAGTGTCATCGAGAGCCTGAGGTACTAGGTCAAGGTAGGGTGCAATGAAGCCACCACCATCATGCTCAACTCTGCGTAGCTTGGCACCTGTGAAGTCAGGGTCTCTGACCTCTACATTACGTAGTACCAGATGATCATACACAAAGTCAATAGCTTGCTCTGATACACCGTAGATAGGTGAAGCCTGTGGCTTGTCAGGGTGCAGGTACACGTTAGTGCGAGCAGCAATGCGACCATGAGCATCAGTAGCATACACAATCTCGAAGTCACCAGACGCATAGGCTTCTGCAGGGTGCATAGGCAGGTGGTCAAACTCGTAACGCATACAGCTGTGAGCTAGGTGCTTGCGAAACCAAGTGGTGTCGATGTTCTCGTTGTGAGACTGCTCATGCGAGTATGCACGTTTGAACGACTCGGCATCCTTAGCTTGGTGCAAGGTGAGATCACGGTCAGCAAACTCCTTGAGGTATGCATCAGTCATCATGATGATCTGCTTGTGCTCGAACTCAGGGAACATGAAGCTGAATGCACGGCCAGGTTTCATAGCTATCTGCCTGTCGTTGTGCATGTCCTTGAGTGACTGATAGATAGACACCTTGCCCTCTGCAATCTGAGAGCGCATAGGCTGCATCGAGAGTAGCCGAAAGCGAGACTTGAAGGTGTCGCTGTCAGCTGTGGTGTTGAGTAGCCACGTAAGCACCCAATCGAACAGTGGCCTGTCCTTGCGGTCAAACACACTGACATCTGTGTAGTCACCCCATGCACGTAGCACGGGGTCAGTCTCGTCAGCATCTTCGACATAGACACGCTTGACCACAAAGCCATTGGCATGTAGCTCAGGCTCGATGTAGTACGTAGCACCACTGTTGAGTGTGACATTGCCACCAATGAAGTAGCCACCATTAGTGGTCTTGCTATTGACCACATCGTAAGGCTTGCCGATGGTAACGTCATCGACAAACATAAGCGGGATAAGTTCTCGACGAACTGGGATCACTTGATATTGCATATTACCTCCATATAGGTTCTTCCCCCCAACGACATGTCAGGGGGAGTTCGTTTTCTCTTAGTTTCATTGCTGTAACAAACCCCCGATTGCTTGTACGAATGACTCAATCCGCTGAGACTGAGCACGATTCTGCTCTTTGAGATCCTCGACCTGACCTTGCAGGTTCATATTCCGAGCCTTGAGGTCACCGTTCTCTGCCTTGACGATACGGTAATTCTTACGCACTGCCTTGGGTGCAGTCAACTCAGTGTGCAGATTGTAGCCACGGTGTTTGTTACGATAGCCAAGATCCTTGCGCCATTGATACAGGCATGAATTATTGATACTAAACTTAGCGAAGGTCTCTACGCCTGTGTGATGCTCATAATATTGGCACACCTCATGTCTGAACGACAGTGAATACTTGCTTGTACTATGACGAGTACCCTTGGTAAATTCATTTCTATAGGCAAGTAAAGAGATCGCCTTCTCAGATTTACCAAACTTAGCTGCGGTATCCTTAGCAGAATTTTCTGCATAGAATGCAAGAATTTCAGCTTTCAACTCAGGTGTATATACTGTACGTGTCATGATTCTTTCCTTTCATCATGGTTAAAGGTACTATCAACAGTACCACAAAGCGCACCATTACTTAGCGATGCGCTTGCTGGTATCGTCATTCACTTATTGTTACGTTAGTGATACCCTTGCGACGAAGGTAAGCAAACATGCTCTCCACCTTGTCCTCAGGTATCGTACACAAGAATACATCGTGCACAAACACTTTGACTTTGATCATTCACCCACCTCCCCTATCAAGGTATCACAAGCATCAGCTATCCTTGACATAGCTTGAGAAAGCGATGGTGTAAGATGCTCACCACAGCTTGCGACAGATGATGCAAACTCACGCACCCTACTCAGGTCACGTTGAATATCTTTTAGATCCTGCATCACCTGCCACGCCTCACTAGCAGCCCGTTGCGTTGCATCAATTTTTGACCAAGTGCTCATTATAAACCCTCCTGTTTTATCCACGTAGCTATACAAGTTTACGAACCTGTTTAGTCACATCATATTCTGGACACACCCACCCACCAGTGAATGAGATTTCATCCCTACCAAAAGTTGGATCAGCATCCTTGAGTTTACGGACGCAATCCTCAAGGCTAGACCCTGATACCTCTACAGATACGGGTGTTTCACCATTGTAATACACACCCTCCAACAAGTAATACAAAGGCGCATTTATTTCGTCGATAGCTTCCTTCACTTGTGCAAAGGCATAACGTGCATACCGTAGACGTTTTTCGTGATGACGGGCGGCTTTTTCCTCCTCATCATCTCCATTTAAAATCTTAGCTGTTGACATCACACACCTCCACCCATTTAAGATCGAACACACTAGGGAAAAAGTTATTGACCCTACCTGTGGACGCCGCATGTCGGGGTGGCTCTGCGCTTGTGATCACAGATGCATTGCCACGAAAATCAACAATGCGATCACCACCATAGACAGGCTCACGGTTCTCATCCACAAGCTGCCACGTTACACCATTTAATATTTCAATCATTGTCTTTCCTTTCATCCACATAGTTTACGAAATAGTCCTTGAGTTTAGTCAATTCCTCTCTACTCATATAGTCAAGCGAGCACACTTCACGCTCATGATTGTAAGCCCTTTGCTCAGGGTTTAAATCCAGATCATCCAATATTATTTGGATCAAGATAATGATGGTATTGTCCACGACTTTTCCTTTCCGTTAAATGGACACAGAAAAACACCCCATGCGTTGACATAGGGTGCTTTCGCAATGTTCACTCATTATGCGGCTTGACGTGATTCGGCTTGAATAGCAGCAATCAAAGCATTGGGGTTGAATCCACGCTTGAGCAGATTCTTTGCGGCTTTGATATAGTCTAACTCAGCTTCACCAGCATCATCAGCTTTTGGGTCTAGTGCTGAGGCAATAGCCGTGCCGCCGATAGAGACATTTTTCTCGATCAAGGCAAGCACCTTGTCCTTTGCCGCAATATCAAAGACCACATCTTTTGCGTTGATGCGAATGCCTGATGGTTGCTTGTCATCTTTGACCATCTTGATACCCGTTGCGACTTTGGAAACGATCAGCTTGATATTGGCAAGCTCTTTTGATGGTGCCTTGCTATCAATGCCCTTGCTGATATGATGCGCCAACACGGTCCAGTCCTTGTCAGCGCTCAGCATATGATCGATCGCATCAAGTGTGATCCGCATAAGACTGGCGCTATTCTTCGCACGATTAGTCCAAGCCGTTGTTGAGTTTTTCTTGATTGTTTTTGCAGAATTTGTCATGATTTTTTCCTTTCATAATGACGTTGCCACAAGATAAAACACACTCGCAAAGAGTATGCTTTACACTGTGGCGCAGTGTAACCCTAGCCCTAGGATTGCCTTTGGAAGATAACCATTCCATCAGCGGGTTTTCACGGGTAAATGCTTGATTTATTTGAGGCGCAGAAGTCGCTCTGCCGGATGCTTCCCAAAGCACACAAGCATTTTTTCAATCATTTTAGGGCCGCCTTGCTTATCAAAGGTTGTCGCCCTCAGGGAAATGTTGATCATAACCCCTTTCCATTTTATCTAGACTAGGCGCAAAATGTAGATGCGTGAAGCTATAATCGGGGTGTCAAACCCTAAGCCTAAACCTAATCGATATATTCAATTTTCAAATAACGTGCCAAGATCCGCCTTCCTAAGGAACCCTTTCTTGATTTTCATTGATCCAGTCGCAACCTTCAAAAGTCCAATCAAGTCCAAGAAACAAGTCCAAAGAACCTTATAGCCAGAAGTCCGTTCCGTTCGTCGGCTGATCTGTTGAAACCATTTAGAGCATAGACCCAAAAGATAGTAAAGGGAAACTAAGTATAGGAAAAACTATACGAAAGGATAGGTCGCCTTTCTTCGTGGGAATAGCTCAGGCGCACACGCACGGGCGCAGGTGACGCACACACGGGAGTATATCCGAAAGGATAGGTATTTGGCAAATTCGGATATAGTTGAAAACCAGTTTTCCAAAAGGATATAAATGTTCTCAGTCAATAGACTATTTCGGATATAAAATCATGGTTTGTTCTATGTTTGTTCTTTTGACCAGTTGGTAAAAACTAGAACAAAACTGGAACAAATAGGCGACAAATAGAGGGTAAAGAGTAGACAAATAGGGGGAAAGCTTTGCTGGTTGGTTACCCTACCTGAAAAACCGTTTCGGCGCTGTACGGGCTTATTTTCGGGGTCTAGGATAGGTGAAGGATAGGTGAGCTATCCGTATTCCCCTGACGTATATCCAAAGGGATAGGGGAAGCTATACGAAAGGATAGGACTATACGATTGGATAGGTTGAGTATATACCAAAGGATATAGAGCTATACGAAGGGATAGGGTATCGGCCCAAAGGGATAGGGGGTGGGTGTCTATATATAATGAATGATACTAAGGGGGTGCATATCCTACCCGAACAGATATGTGATCACAAATTCGTATAGTCGAGGCTATACTTTCGGATATACTGAATGATCTATTGTATATTTTCCCTAATGATTACGGATAGTTAGCCTAGCCAAAAGGATCATTGCGCTACCCGAAGGGATAGAGAGCCTACCCATAGGGGGGCATGGGCCATACGGGGGTACTACGCTACGTATACACCCACAATGACAGCGGGGGGTATTTTTAGCTTGTTAACCACAATGTAAATAAAGCCCATTATGATGTTATAATGTAACATTCCCCTGTATTACTTGACTAATTAGTCAGGTTTACCCCTTAAAATGTAAACAAGCTGTGTAAGCCTCCAGGAATAGCCTAAACTTCTCTGGTAGCCTGACCCCTATCAACTTCTTTTCCCCTATCCTGAACAGCCTTATATCGCCTCTCAGAGGCATCTGAGGTAAACTGGGGGTGTTACCTCGGCGCATTTAAGCTCCCACTTCATTTATCAACGAAAAGGTGATAAAAGTTTAAGTTCCTACTTGACAGATGAGCATGAAGTAGTATAACATATACATAAAGTATTACTTAGAGTAACTTTAAGTAGCTTTAAGTACCCTAAAGTATTTATCAACTCTAATATTTATAGTTATTATAATACTTTAAGTAGGTACTTTAAGTACGTACCAAAAATCTTTTGTCGTCCCAGCTTAAAGTACTTGACACTCAGCACCAACTTAGGTATAACTAGCCATGTCAAAGCCAAAAATGTACATAAGCGATAATGTACTAGAAGAATTTTACTACGCACTAGCTTCAGAAGACGAAGGAAGGATGCGTAGAGTCCACATCCCAAGATCAGATGTGTTCTATATCAGAAATAAAATACTAGAAGACACAGGCGTTAAGTATTCCCTGGACAGAGTTGAAAGAGCTATGTACTTAGAGGGTCATCTTAAGGCTTCAGATGTGTTTGAGCCTAAAAGAAAAAGGGAATGGGAATGACTATAGCAATGGAACGTATTCTAGCTTGGAAGATCATGCCAAGGCTAATGATGTTTGTTATGACCTGGATGTATATCGAGGTTCTCTTCTGGTTTATGTCTTTATCTTCTACTGATATGACTTCACAAGCTACTGCACTCACTGCTACAGTAACTGGAGCTATGACTGGAGCCTTTGCTGTGTGGTTAGGGAACGAGAAGTAACATGATTGGACAAATCTTAGGAGCAGTTGGAGGATTAGCTACCACTTACCTAGATGGTAAGGTAGCAGTACAGAAAGCTAATGCAGAAATTAAGGTTAAGCAAGCTACTGGTGAGATTGACTGGGATCTAGCAGCTATCAATGCTACTCAGAACTCTTGGAAAGACGAATGGATTACCTTACTCTTTTCAATTCCACTGATTCTAGCATTCTGTGGTGATTGGGGTAATAGTATTGTTCAAGCTGGCTTTGCTGCACTGGAAACTATGCCGGCATGGTATCAATATTCACTAGGTGGGATTGTCTCAGCAAGTATCGGGATCAGGTCCGTAAGTAAATTCTTTGGGAAAAAATAATGCATAAGAACTTTCAGAAATGTTTAGAGATGTTGCTACACCACGAGGGGGGTTTTGTGAATCACCCCCAAGATCCTGGTGGTATGACTAACCTTGGGGTAACTAAGGCTGTGTATGACAAGTGGATTGGGCGTGAGGCTACTAAGTCTGAGATGATGGACTTAAAGCCTGATGATGTAGCTCCTATCTACAAGAAGAATTATTGGGATAAGGTGCGTGGTGATGATCTTCCTAGCGGTGTTGACTGGTGCGCCTTTGACTGGGCCGTTAATAGTGGTTCTGGTCGTCCAGCTAAAGCTATACAACGTGCTGTGGGAGCAACAGCAGATGGGGCTATTGGGCCTATGACTCTGCAAGCTGTCATGAACAAAGATCCTCAGATGATTATTGAGAGTGTCTTTAGTCAACGCCAGAAGTTCTATGAGTCCTTACGTACCTTTGAGACCTTTGGCCGTGGTTGGACTCGTCGTAACAAAGAAACACTAGACCAAGCATTGAGTATGATCTGATGAGTATACCTGAACGAGTCAAGACTAAGATGAAAGAGGAAGGTCTCAAGGGTGTAAACAAACCTAAGAGAACTCCTAATCACCCTAAGAAGTCACACTGTGTTATGGCTAAAGAAGGTGACACCTATAAGTTTATTCGTTTCGGGCAGCAAGGTGTAAGTGGTGCTGGTAAGAATCCTAAATCTGCAAAAGATAAAGCACGTAAAAAAAGTTATTATGCTAGACATAATGCTCAAGACTCTAAGCCTAGCAAGTTATCAGCTAGATACTGGTCACATAAGGTTAAGTGGTAATGACTCTCATCTCTCATTTTCCCTTACCTAGTATGCCATTCCAAACTCATGTAAACATTGTATTTGAAAATGGTGTAGGTGAACCTGTTGAAAAAGTTACAGACAAAAAAGAACCTAACAAAGTTACACCTGATACACCAGTAGAAGATCTTAAAATAGTGAATCAGATGTATGCTTACAACCCTAACCCAAACAAACTACGAACTCCTGATGGACAGATCGTAGACTTTATTATTGCTTAAAGGAAAAGAGTATGAAAAAGAAAATGAATCCAGGAATGGCAGCATTAAAGAAAGAAGCACCAGCAGTAGCAGCTAAGATGGGCTATAAGTATGGTGGCATGACCAAGAAAAAATCTGGTTATAATAAAGGTGGTATGGCTAATTGCGGTGCCTCTATGAAGCCTAACGGTAAAGCAAGGAGTTAAACTATGGCTGTATCACTAACTAAATATATGAATAGTAAACTAAAAGCTATGGGTAAAACTGCTACCCAAGCTAAAAAGAATGCAAGTAAATACAAAAGTATTGCTGCTGCTAAGAAAGCTGGATCACTTTACTACACCAATAAAGATGGTAAAGTCATGGCTGCTGTATATGCAGAAGATCTAAAAAAACCCATTGCTGCTATTAAGCCACCTAAGAAACCACTGGGTGCACCTAAGAAAAATAATATTATTACTAGCACAATTAGTGACACTAAAGGTGGACGTGGAGATGGCTTACGTGAAACAGCTCAACGTAAAGTAGACACTAAATCTCCTAGTGAGTTAAAAGGTAATTCTGCTAAGTTTAATGCTTTCTTTAAAAAGAATAAAGCTAAGTATGAAAAACCAGGTGGTGGGTTTGATCAACGCCAAGCTTTAAAAGATTTTAATGCCAGATCTAAGTAAGTCAAAGTTTCATACACAAGGGTACACTATTGCATCTACTTCGGCAGATGCTAGTGCTACCGCTGTGTATACTTGCCCTGCTAACTTCAGTGCCATTACTAGGTACCTACACATTAGTAATAGTTCTACTTCTACTAAGAAAGTATTTGTACAGTTTTACCATGCTGAAGATAATGCGTACCACTACATAGCTAATGGACTTAGTATGGCAGGACACTCTGTAGTTAATCTAGTTGATGGTGGATACTTTAACTTACACTCAGGTGATAAGATTATGGTATATGGTGAAACTACTAATACTATGGAAGTACTTGTTTCTGTAGAAGAGTACTTTGACCCGAACCGCAGTTAATGCATAACGGGGTTGCAATCTTATCTATAGTATGATATAACTATTTATGTAAAACTACTCCTGCACAAATAAAAAGGAGTAGTGCTATGTTTAAGAATATTTTAAAAGCGATTCAAAAGAATCAACAACGACGAGCAGACTATTGGATTCTCATGAACTTGAGTGACAAGGAGCTGCATGACATGGGGATTAGTAGAGGTGAGATCAGGCAAAAAGTCTACGGTTAATGCAGCGGGCAATTATACTAAGCCTAGTATGCGTAAGCGCCTTGTTGCTTCCGTTAAAGCTGGAGGGAAAGGTGGTAAGCCAGGACAATGGTCCGCCAGGAAAGCCCAGATGGTTGCAAAGCAATACAAAGCTAAAGGTGGAGGATATAAGTAGTGAAAGTAGATGCACCTAAAGGCTATCATTGGATGAAACAAAAAGATGGTAGCTTAAAACTAATGAAACATAAAGATAAGTTTGTGCCTCATAAGGGTGCATCTCTTACTGCTAACTTCCCTGTACAAAAGAAGCACGATGCCAAAAAGTAAAAGTCAAAAAAGTTTAACAGCTTGGACTAAGCAGAAGTGGAGAACCAAGAGTGGTAAACCATCAACGCAAGGTCCGAAGGCTACAGGCGAAAGGTATCTACCTGCAAAGGCTATTAAGTCTCTTAGTTCTTCTGAGTATGCCGCTACATCACGAGCAAAACGAAAAGGCACTAAGGCGGGTAAGCAGTTTGTGGCTCAACCTAAAAAGATTAGAGCCAAAGTGAAACCGCATAGGAAAGTTACATGACAGAAAAGCAACAGAAGTTTCTTGATGCCTTGTTTGGTGAAGCCGAAGGCAACCCAGTTAAAGCACTTAAGATTGCAGGGTATGCTCAGGGAGAATCCTCTGCAAGAGTTATGGCTCCTTTGAAGGATGAAATAGCTAATCGTACCCGTGACTTTATTGCTACCAATGGCCCTCGTGCTGTTTGGTCTTTGATGAACGTTATGACTAACCCAACAGACTTAGGGAATAAAGAGAAGATGGCTGCTGCTAAAGACTTCTTAGACCGTGCTGGTTTTGTAAAGACCGACAAGGTAGAAGTCAAATCAGAAAGCCCCCTGTTTATTTTACCTCCTAAAGAAAATGAAGCTTGATAAAACTTGGAAACTTCCAAAGCCTGACAAAACCGAAAGTGGCTATGTTTGGCACCCAGTAGTAAGAGTAGGTAGACAAGTACCATTTGGGTACTCACAAGATCCAGATGACAAAGATATTATTATACCTATTCCAGAAGAACTAGAACTGTACGAACAAGCGAAAAAACACCTAAAGCAGTACAGTTACCGTGATGTAGCCAATTGGTTAAGTGATCAATCAGGTCGGCATATATCACATGTAGGACTATATAAGAGAGTTAGACTTGAGCAGAAGCGTAAGAGAGAAGCTGCAAACCAACGCTACCTTGCCGAGCGGTACAAAGCGGCGCTCGACAAAGCAGAAAAAATCGAAGCCCAAATCCGTGGTGGTAGAGAAGAGTCCAGCCCAGCCGAAGCCTGAGTCTATTGATATTGAAGAGGCAATCCGTGAAGTTATCTTTGAACCTAACGAGGGGCCACAGACAGACTTCCTAGCTTCTACAGAACAAGAAGTACTTTACGGTGGATCAGCAGGTGGGGGTAAGTCCTACGCAATGATTGCTGACCCTGTGCGGTACTTAAATAATCCTAATGCTAGGATGCTCCTTGTACGTAGGAGTACAGAAGAACTTAGAGAACTTATCTCAGTATCCAAACAGCTTTACCCTAAAGCTATTCCTGGGATTAAGTTCATGGAACGAGATAAGACTTGGGTAGCTCCTAGTGGTGCAACTCTCTGGATGTCTTACCTAGACCGTGACGATGACGTTATGAGATACCAAGGTCAGGCCTTTAACTGGATTGGCTTTGACGAACTTACACAGTGGCCTACTCCATACCCTTGGAACTACATGAGGTCACGACTTAGAACAACTAGAGCTAGTGGCTTACCGCTTTACATGAGAGCTACTAGCAACCCTGGAGGTCCAGGACATCAGTGGGTCAAGAAGACCTTTATTGATCCTAGCACTCCTAGTGAAGCATTTTGGGCAACGGATACAGATAGTGGTGAAGTTATATGCTGGCCGAAAGGTCACACTAGAGAAGGTGAGCCACTGTTTAAACGTAGGTTTATACCTGCTACCTTATTCGATAATCCTTACCTAGCAGATGATGGAATGTATGAGGCTAATCTTCTGTCGTTACCTGAGCATCAGCGAAGACAGCTACTAGAAGGTGACTGGGATATTAATGAGGGTGCAGCCTTCCCAGAGTTTAATCGTAAAGAACACGTAATAGAACCTTACGATATACCTAACAGCTGGGTAAAGTTTAGAGCTTGTGACTACGGCTATGGATCTGCTACAGGTGTACTATGGTTTACTGTAACTCCCTCTGAGCAAGTAGTTGTTTATAGGGAGATGTATGTCTCTAAGGTTACTGCTACCGATCTAGCGGATATGATACTAGAAGCAGAAGATGGTGAAAAGATACGCTATGGTGTTTTGGATTCTAGTTTATGGCATAATCGTGGTGATACTGGGCCATCACTGGCTGAACAGATGATCATGAAGGGTTGCCGTTGGAGGCCTTCAGATAGGTCTAGAGGCTCTCGTGTAGCTGGTAAAAACGAAATACATAGACGTTTACAGGTAGATGAGTTTACCGAAGAACCTAGAATGGTCTTTTTTAATAATTGCACTAATACTATTTCCCAAATACCTGCTATACCTTTGGATAAGAATAATCCTGAAGATGTAGATACACATGCAGAAGACCACTTGTATGATGCCTTAAGGTACGGTATAATGACTAGGCCACGAAGTAATCTATTTGATTTTGATATAAGTAGTCAAAGCACAGGGTTCCAAGCTTCAGACGCAACCTTTGGATATTAAGGATAAGACATGGAAGAAGATTTTGAAGACATGATCATGGACACGGAGGGAACTTCGTCTATTGATGATGTTAAAAAAGAAGATTACTCAGACCCAGCAGCAGGTCAAATTGTAACTTTTGTACGGGATAAATACTCAAAAGCTGAGACTGCACGTCAAGTTGATGAAGAGCGTTGGGTACAAGCTTATCGTAACTACCGTGGCATCTATGGTCCTGATGTACAGTTTACTTCCACTGAACGATCTAATATCTTTGTTAAGGTTACTAAGACTAAAGTACTAGCTGCTTACGGTCAGATTGCTGAAGTTTTGTTTGGTGGTAATAAGTTTCCTATCACTATTGACCCTTCTATACTACCAGACGGTGTAGAAGAAACAGTAAGCTTTGAAACTAACCCAGATCAACGTAAGGCTCAAGAGTCATTACCTGATCTACTTCCTGGTGAAACAACTCAAGATCTTAAAGAACGTCTTGCAGGTATGGAAAAAAATCTTGATCCAGTAATAGATTACCTGAAACCTGGTGCAGCTAAGACCCCTACTTCTCCTCAGTTTCACCCTGCGGATGAGTCTGCAAAGAAGATGGAGAAGAAGATACACGACCAGCTAGAAGAGTCTCACGCAAAGAAACACCTACGTGCTGCAGCCTTTGAGTCAGCTCTGTTTGGTACTGGCATTATGAAAGGTCCATTTGCTGTAGATAAAGAGTATGCTAACTGGGATGAAGAGGGTAATTACTCTCCTATGTTTAAGACTGTCCCACAGACTAGCTCTGTATCTATATGGAACTTCTATCCTGACCCAGATGCTGCTACTATGGAAGAGGCAGAGTACGTTGTAGAACGTCACAAGATGTCTCGTTCACAGGTACGTGGTCTAAAGAATCGTCCATACTTTCGTGAGAATGCTATTAGCAATGCTCTAAAACTTGGTGAGTCCTACAACAAAGAGTGGTGGGAACAAGTTATGGAAGATAATGGAGAGCAGGAACAAGCAGAACGCTTTGAGGTTCTTGAGTTCTGGGGCTTTGTAGATACCTCTATCCTAGAGGAACAAGATGTAGATATTCCCAGTGAACTTAGAGATGCAGAGCAACTCAGTGTCAACATCTGGATCTGTAACGGACAAGTTCTACGTTTAGTGATGAACCCGTTTACTCCTTCCTACATCCCATACTTTGCTGCACCTTATGAGATGAACCCTTACAGTATCTTTGGTGTAGGTATTGCAGAAAATATGGATGATACCCAAACCCTAATGAATGGGTTTATGCGTATGGCAGTAGATAATGCTGCACTATCGGGTAACCTACTTATTGAGGTTGACGAGACGAATCTCGTCCCAGGGCAAGACCTCTCCGTGTATCCAGGGAAGGTGTTTAGGAGACAGGGAGGGGCACCTGGTCAAGCCGTGTTTGGAACCAAGTTCCCTAACGTATCTAACGAGAACATGCAAATGTTTGACAAAGCAAGAGTCTTAGCAGATGAGTCAACTGGATTCCCATCTTTTGCACACGGACAAACTGGAGTATCAGGAGTAGGAAGGACTGCTTCTGGCATTAGCATGCTTATGTCTGCAGCTAACGGCAGCATACGAAATGTTGTCAAGAACATAGATGACTACTTACTTGGACCACTAGGCAAAGCCTTCTTTAACTTTAATATGCAGTTTAACTTTGACTCAGATATTAAAGGTGACCTTGAAGTAAAAGCTCGTGGCACTGAAAGTCTTATGGCTAATGAAGTACGTAGCCAACGCCTAATGCAGTTCCTGCAAGTTGTACAGAATCCTGCACTAGCACCGTTTGCACGTATGGATTATATTGTACGTGAGATTGCTAAGTCTATGGATCTTGACCCTGATAAGGTTGGCAACAACATGGCACAGGCAGCAGTACAAGCTGAAATTTTAAAAGAGTTCCAAGCAGCTAATCCACCACCAGCACCAGAACCAGGAGTAGCACCTCCAGCTGGTCCTCAGGGCGCTCCTGCTGGCGCACAGGTACAGGATACTCAAGGTAGCGGGGGTGGCACCATAGGTACTGGGACAGCTCCTACACCAGGAGAACAAGGCTTCTCAGGTAATCAACAGGTACAATGAAACTAGTCGTGAACAATACACTAAAGCCTTTTGTAAATAACCCAGAGTTATACACTCCGTTTATCGAAGAGATTGCTGAACGGATCGCCTTTACACATGTAACACTAGAACAGTCTAGAGAGATTGATGAGATCTACAGGCTACAAGGTGAGATACGTGCACTAAGATCATTATTAAAGTTGAGGGATAAAGTTAATGCCTGAGCAG